AAACTTGTATTCCGTTTTGTAGTTTTTAAATGAAAACAGTATTATTTTTGTCATTTTGTTGTTGTTTTAAATGTCATTTTAATTATCGTTTCATTAAGAAACTTTCTAAATTCTCTAAGTTTATCTACGTTTAGATACTCATAGTTATTGTCCCAGATACCAACCTGTACAAAATCCTTAATTGGACTGCCTTCTGGTTCTATGAGTCTTCGCATGAAGAAACTTCTGATCTTTAATCTATCTGGATCATTATTTTTAGTCATTTGACTTCCGTTATTTTATATTTACAGTCAATCACTCTTTGTTTAATCTCTTGAACCAGCTCATCTTTAGCTTCTCCATAATCATATGGTTCTTCGTGCAAATGATCTATATCCCAAAGAATTCCATCTAAAGCTTTCTTATATAGATTTATTTTGGTTCTAAGACTTTGTATTTCAACTTGATCTTTGGTCATAACTTTCTTATTTGCCAGGATTCGTTCTTTGGATAATCCTCATATCCTTTAGTGGATTGCAATGTTTTACATGAAGATAATAGAATTACCACAAGCAATGCTGCTGCGTATAATATTTTAGGTTTCATTTCTTGACCAATTTATAATAATAGCCATTCTTGCCTGAATAATTACAAACATCATAATCTGTTGCATGAGCAAACATTAAAAATCCAATATCCATATTACGTTTGTGGCAAATGATGTCTCCTTCTTTAAATTTTCTACAAAGCTTTAATTCGTATTGTTGTATTTTCATTGTATTAGTTTATTTAATTTAAAATTATGATATGTCGCTAAAATTTAGTACCTTAGCAAAAAAATATGCTTACACAAGAAGAATTCGTTAAGTATTTATATAAAATAAACAGAAAAGTTCGCCCTCTTGAAAATTATAAGGGTCATCATGAGAAAATTCTAGTCGAAGATGAACTTGGCATAAAATATTTTACTAGCCCATCCGCTCTTTATGGCTCTCATCCTGGAATATCAATTGCCGTAAACAAAAAGAAAGCATTTGAAATACTTTCCAGAAGAATTCATGGATCAAAATACGATTATTCTTTAGTTGATTACGGAAATAAAAAAACTAAGGTTAAAATCATTTGTCCTATACACGGTGAATTCTTACAGAATGCAGGAGCCCACCTTAGTGGTGCAGGATGCAAGGCCTGTTCAATGGATGATTTATATAAAATAGTAAACTCATCTACTAGTGAATTTATAGAAAAAGCAAATAAAATTCACAATTTTAGATATGACTATTCAGTTGTAGATTATACAAAAGCAAGAAATAAAGTTAAAATTATATGCAAGGAGCATGGCATATTTGAACAAGTTGCAATAAATCATTTATGTGGATGTGGTTGTCAAAAATGTGCAGAAGAAAATGGTGGCTGGGGTTATAAGAAATCTCAATTCATCAATATGGCAGAAAAGAAAAATAAATCTATCCTTTATATTATAAGGTTTTATAATGATACCGAGAATTTTATTAAAATTGGAATAACAACAAATGATATCCAGTATAGAATATGGAAAATACCATACGAACATGAAGTAATCAAAGAAATAAAAGGCTCCCCAGAGTTTGTTTGGAATAAAGAGAAAGAATTACATAAATTATTTAAACAATATAGATATGCGCCTCAAATAAAATTTGGTGGAGAAACAGAATGCTTTGATCCTCAAATATTAGAATTGATGAGAGCTACTCAGATTTATTAATCTGCTGCAACATTATTCTTCTAAATTCATTTCCACCAACATCCTTCCATAGATCAGATTGATCTTTAGGACAATTACAGTACAGTGGATTACTTATCCATGGAATTCCATAAATAGATGAGAATTTTTTCATACTTTTTATACCAGTATCATCTGAATCTAACCACAATATAATTTTATCGAATCGTTGTTTTAATTTATAAAAAACAGATTCAAAAATAAACTGAGATTCGCTATTTGAAGCTATCGCATTCCAATATGGAGAATTGCTTAGTCCTCCATAAAGTCTGTATATCGGGCCGCAGTCCTTCTTGCTGCTAGTTATAAACAATAAATCTCCACCGCCCTTTGGCAATAAATCCCAATTTTGTATAACGGTATTGTCCACATTAGAAATCCATTTATGCTTACCATCACGTTCTGGAAAATATAGTTTTCTTCTATAAATTCCATTATGTCTGTAGTAATCATATGTATAAGCTAATTCATGTGGCACTGCATGTGGCATCTTAATCATACCTTTATGTTCCATGGTCAGCCAGAAGTAGTCTATTGGCCTAATAGAAGCCATCTGAAGCATTTTCTCAGTCCAGCCATATTGTTGCCAGTATTCTAAATCATAGTCCTTATATGGCGCATATGACACATCTATGACAGTGGTAGACTTCTCCTTAAAATGCGGAGTTTGATTAATCTTAGAAATAATAGTTCTTATATATCTGAAATCTCTATCAGAATTATCTATTAGCTGTAATCCAAAATCTAGGTTAATCTTTCTAATAGCATCCCTAAAATCTAAATTAAACTTCCTCATCACATATTCAATAGCCCTGTAAGAGCCCTCTCCAAAATCTGTGTATAAAAGGTCTCCGCCAATATGTTCTATCATACACGATGGAGACTTTTCATCTCTAAACTCTGACTTAAAAGGCTGTGATATCTTTTTGAAATTCGTACAGTAAGCTTGAAATATCTGATATGTTGAAATCACATCTAATAAATTGCTTTTAGTAAGAATATTTCTAGTTGTGATCATATTCAAGGTTTTATTCAAATTCTTCTGGTAAATTTTTAACAGATCTTCCATTCATTGATCCATAGATGTATCCAATACAAAACATTTTGCAATGAGTTAAGCAAGTGTTTGAATTAGGCCCATTTGAATTCATTAACTCGTGATATTTTTTATTAGCAATTTTAGATTCTGTTATTATTAATCTATTTTCTGGTGATATTAAATAAACAAAATAGTTCCACATAACTTAATTTTAAAAGAAAGGGCCAGCATTTCTGCCAGCCCAATCAAACAACTATTTATAAAACAACAATTTTATTTTACCAAGGCATTTCATCCTCTGGAGCCTGAACGAAATCAGGATCTACAGAAGCCACTGCTACTGGTTTATAATCATATTTATTCGTCTTGTCAAACGGCTTGATATGATTTGGATTGGCTTTCATCTCCTCGTTAGAAGCGATAAAACCATAGCGACGTTTACCTAAAGAATAGCCGATTTTATCAGCACCATCTTTTACATAAACATACTCTTCGGCTGTAATGGCCCATGTAGCAAACTTGCCACGAATAATAGGCATCAACTTATTGAGGTAATCCTCAACATTATCAGCCTCGATAGCATCAACTTTTTCAGAAACATCAAGCTTCTTCGCAATCAATGCGATATCAGAGATAAACTGATCCATCTGAGTTTTATCATCTTTGCCAAAATAAATACTGAAATTCACACGACCTACACGACCGCCAAATTTAGCTTTTTCATCTGGCTCAAACCCAGCATCCACAACTTTTGGACTTTCAAGTAACATAACAACTTGCTGTTTATCACTTTTGGATGACTTTTTAAGTTCAAATCCAACAATTGCAGCTTCCTGCACACCATATGACAGATATTTAGATCCACCATTACCACCTGTCGCAACAACGACTCCCTTCGTACTAAATCCACTCATATATTTAATTTTAATTGTTACTATTTAATTCTAATTCATCCTCTCTCTGATACTTATACGCCAATTCAGTCCATTCTGTATGAAATTTATTCCAATATGCATGATGCTGAGGCGAACTAGACCAATCGAAAGCAATTGTTACCCACCTATCATTAAATTGCCATGTTCTATTGCAATAAACATCAAAATCTTCATTATTTCTAATGTTTTGCTTAAATTGCTTTAGACAATTATTCTTAGTTAAAAATTCTATAAATCTTTCTTTCATTTAAGGATTTTCTTTTTGATAATTAGAATTTTCAATTGCTTTTCTGTGAATATTTGATCCAACAAATGACTCGACCATACCAATACATGGTTCGCCCCACCCTTCGTCTTGATCATCTTGATCTTTATTGGCTTCAGTTTTATTTAAAAACCAGATTGGATAGGCAGATCCATCTCCACCATTTCTAACTGAAAACCATAATTCAATTTTCTCCATGTTATTTCAAATAAATTCTATCCCAAAATGTTGTAATTGTTAATTGTAGTACTCAGTTACACACTTTGCAACATATCCCAAGTCATTGGGTATTCTAATGTTTGGGAATGTACCCTGTGGCGATTTGGCTGGATAATCATTAGTTCTATTTGTTACAAAGAAATAATTACCTTTCTGAGCCTTATCGTCCCATTCGGATGTTGCGTACAATACAATATTAAATAATCCTTCAAGCGTAATCTTCGAGTCGATCATATTGCCAAGAGTCTTCATCTTGCGAATCACTTCAAAGTCTTTATGAATTTCTTCGCTATGACTAATAAAATATACTTGAAGATCATCACGAAGAGTTCTTGCCATATCAATTATTTCAAAATAATCTTTGGCTAATTCGTTAAACTTCTCATAACCCTTCTCCATGGCCTTGCGCATAAATGCAAAACTCATTGAATAATGTGCATCATCAATAACAATGTATTTAATATGCGGCATTGTTGTATTAATTCGACTCAATGCGTTCTTAATATTGCTTGACTTATCGCTTGAAAACCAATTTCCAGTAGGATTATCAACTGGATGAAATGGCTTATAAACTTGTTTCCATCCTTTAGTTGGCAATCCTTTACCAGCAACAGAAATCACAAATGTCTCAGCTGGATTTAATCCAATAATACCAAGATCATCATTTTTTAAAATAGAAGTTGACTTTCCAACTCCACTCTCCCCTACTACAGCGATTAATTCACTCACTTATCTTTCTCCTATATTTAAATTACTAAATTGTGTTTTTGTTATATAAAGCTATTTGTTCATACACTCTTTCTGATGGTTCTCTAGGTAGTTCTGCAAAATAATTACATGCACCTAAGAACATTAGATCTATTGATGCGCTAGATATTCCATTTCTGTTGAGATTAATATTTAGTTCGCGATGGTTGGGCCCAATTCTGGCGAGATCCCAACCATTATAATTCTGTATATGGTAATTAAACGGCCAAAACAGACTTATCATTAAGTTACACATTCTATTATCGTTAAAGCATTTAACCTTAACTTCTACATATCTCTATATAGTTTCGACTATATCTTCATATATTGTTATATGTTCCGCGCTCGTGTTGCTTTACCATCCTAATTAGGACTCCATGCATTAGTCTGTGAACCTTCATCTTATTACTAAGAAGCTTGGCTGCTGATTACCCATAATTAAATAATTTTTATAACATTCAAGCCTATTCTTGCGAATTACTTTGTAGTTTATTTAACTTAACTGGGCCTCCCAGCAATTCACGGAATTAAGAGACTGTTGTAATTTGTATTTTGTGCATTCTAACATATGAGGAGAGACGGTTTCTATAAATTTATCGTTACATTTTGCTGATATATATAATCTATTTTCATCATGAACAGTTGTTTTTAGCTCAAACTTTTCCAGTAAAATATTTTGTAATATTGAAATATCCTCTAAACTAAAACAATTTGTCGCAATACCGTGTCCACGGCTAGCTTTATATCCATCATCCATAAATAACCATGCTAAAGATATATCTGTAAAATCATCATAAATTTCTTTTGGAATTACTTTCTTTCCATTTGGATAAAATAAATTCCTATAATATGTAAAGGCCGGATTAGATAAAGTGGAAAATGTATTTCCATAATATGTGATATTTCTTTTTTCGCTAAAGCTTTCAAAATATCTATTTGTCGAACCATAATTGCTGAAGATCTCCATTAACTTCATGCATAGATCCACCTGTTTAAGTGAATGAGCACAACTTAGTGATGAATTTGTTCCATTATTTTTAAGTGATGAATCTCCCAAAACGGTTCCAATCAAAACCTGTTTTTGATAATGACTTAACTCTATAAGTTCATTGTGAGCTAGATTCGCTCTAATTATTCCCTCTCTTTTCCTAACAGCCCAAACTCCATCTGGAGAACATCCAATCATCTCAGCAGCCTTTCTATCTGAAATCCCTTTATCTGACAATTCTCTAACTTTATCTATATCTATTGTTTTAAAATCTTCATATGAAAAATTTGGCTTCAATCCTCTACTCTTCCTAAAAGATTGAATCGCCCCATTTGTTACGCCAACTAATTTTGCAATTTCTTCGTCGTTCAATCCATCATCATAAAGTTTTTGATATTTTTCAATATTTGCAGCAACTTTAATTGAATCGTGACTTAATATATTTCTTTTATTTGCAATTCTAGTTATTCCTTCGTGGCTACAATTAAATCTTCTTGCCATTTCAGAAAAAGATAATCCAGAATTATACATGTCCATAAATATATCTTCATCTATATTTAATAAATAAGGATTATTAGGCTTTAAATTTAATTTATTACGATAGGTTGTAATAAATCTTCTATTAAATCCAAGTTTACTTGCAATCTGGCTATCTGATAATTTTTCATTGTGGAGACTTCTAAACTCAATCTCATTTACATTTAATAATTCTCTCTTCATAAAGTACCTTTATTGTTTACACAAAAGTACTTAAAAATCAATTAAAATACAAATTTTATCTTCGATCTCTTGCAGTTGTTTTGTTTTCTGCTAAACCTTCTGCTGTTGACTTCATTTTGTCAACAATTATATCACCTCTAACCGTATATTGAGCTTCCATACTTGAAGCTGCTTGTTGTTGTATTAACACTGGACTATATCCAAATCTATCCCGCATCTTTAAAAAATGTTCTGATGATAGTTCTGATATTGCTTCATGTAAACTCGAATGATTCTGTTGTTTTTGAATAATAGAAGCATGATCAACTATTACAATGACATATTCATTCGGTTTATTAGGTATATATCTATCAATAACGGTTTTCATATTGATAGATCCATCATCACTCTTGAATGGTTTTTGCGTATATTCATATTTACCATTAGATTCAGCATATGCTTGAACCAATTTCATAATTCCAAGGGGGTTTCTTACGTCGTCAATAATCTCAACTATAGATTCAAACTCTTTTAACCATATTTGAAACTCAGGAGATTTTATTATTGAAAGAACTCTTTCATCTAACGTATAATCCTGGAAGATCGACTGTAAGTTGTCTGGGCTTATAATTATTCCATATTGTCGAAACAATCTATAACTTATAGCTTGAATTATTAGTAAGTCACGAGAGATCTCAAGCGAGAAATATATAATTTTCAATGAGACTTCTGTTGTCGATCTATTTTTTAAATACCACTCAATAGGTTCAAACATATATAGAAAATTCGCAATTTGAGATTTTCCGCCCTTAGTTTGCGAAGAAATTATCGTATAGTGGCGCTGTCTTACTCCAGGCAAAACCTTAGATAGTCTTGGTAAGGTACTCCATGGTATAGCTATTAGATCCCCGTTTAATCGTTTTTGACGATTGTCTTCTAATTCCTTTATTACTCTCTTAATCATCTATCATTTCTGCTAATTCACCAAGAGTCCATTGAGATTTTTCCTTTAAATTTGGACTGTAATATCCATCAGTAAGAATAAACCCACCAGATAATGTTTTACCCCTGAAAA